CTATAATTTTCTACGAAAATTCGGGGGATGACATTATTATTAAAAATTAGAAACACTATAAACAAGCCCTCACTCTTACCCTCACCCCAACCCTCTCCCATAGGGAGAGGGAGTTATTGAGAAAATTAATTAAAAAACGGAGATTCTCATGAGAGATTTACATAATAATATAAATGCGGAAGTGGCACTGAATACTTCAGCCATTTCTTCAGATACCACTACTAACGGTAATATAATAGATATGCAGGGATTCGGTTCGATTGAATTTGTTATCCAGTCGGGAACATTAACCGATGGAACTTACACCCCTTTGATACAAGAAGGTGATGAGTCAAATTTAAGTGATGCTACGGCTGTTGGCGATGCTGACCTGCTTGGTACTGAGGCTGATGCCGCATTTATAGCTACCGAGGATAATGCTGTAAAAAAGGTCGGATATATCGGTAATAAAAGATATGTAAGGCTGTCTATAGTTTCGGCAAGCACTACAAGCGGCGGTACGATTTCTGCCGTTTCAGTTAAATCTGACGCAGGTGATATGCCTGTAATGTAGTAATATTTTATGAAGGGGTAGGTATTACTTGCTTTCCCCTTTCATTTATAGGTTGAATGTCTTTATATAATAAGTATAAATTATATTTATTTTATAAAATGGAAGTTATATATGAGTAATATCAGCGATAGTAAGTTTGCAGTATGGCGAAGCTTGATAATAATGGCAAATATCGATGGGCATTTTTCACAGCAGGAAAAAGAGTTCCTAGACGGTATTCACAGGTATGAGTTACTGAGCGATGAGCAAAAGGAAATACTAAAACAAGATATAGAAACGCAAAACAAAGATTTTGATTCCGTATATAAGCAAATCACCGAAGCAAGGGATAGAGCGTATTTGATAAACTTAACCCGTGTACTTTTTCATAAGGACGGAAAATTCTGTCCGACCGAACAGGAGACTCTAAATAAAATAGATAGTAAGCATAAGAAAACCATTAATATGGAAGAGATATTAAAAGAAGCCAAAGCGGTATCTATGAGCGAACTGGAGGCTCATAAAATAAAGTTAGATAAAGCGGATGATATTCATGGAGGCGGATATCTGGGCTTTGGATATATTTTTGATTTTGTTACTGATAAATTAAGGGATAGGGGTCTTTATTAATATAAAGGTAGAGGCTTTTTTGGTTAGGGGATGTATTATGCCTCTACCTTTTACGTTTAACGCCTTTAGTGAACAAGTTCAACTTCTTCATCCATCATTGTATGGAAAGATTTTTCAAGGCGTTTTATTCTTTGATACATGTTGTTACTCTTTTTCAGGAGTTCTTTTATAGTATTGTTTAAATGAAAGAAGTTTGAATCATCAATTTCAAAGCCCGATTCACTTCCCGGAATACAAAAATCCTGCTTGCTTAGCTCCTGCATTTTTATTTCACCGTTTTCAATGGCTTTGCACATTAAAAGCCAGCTTAGAACTCCGGTAAGCTGTGTAGTAATCTTTGACATTGCTATAGTGTATAAAATGCTGTCTTCGCTTGATAGGTTGAGCTTGTCAACTTTTCCCCTGCTATTAAAATAATCACGTGAATATACTAAGAGAGATAAAGCCTCATTGTAGCTTTTTTGGGTAAATCTGAATATATTATTTCCGTCTTGAATGTTTCCGTACATTCCAATAATCCCCATACTAATTTTCAACCTACTTGTAACTAATATATCACAAAAAAGAGAGGCTGTCACTAAAAAATTCCATTTTGGCACAGTGTAAATGATTTTCTCAACCCAAGGATTGGTTAGTTAATATTTATTAAATTAAATGGTTTATTTAATGCTTTTAATATTTTAGATGAGGTGTGTTATGTCCAAAAACAGGACAATCGTAGAAAGTAAGATTGATGAATTTGCTAGTGAAGTAAAAAAGCAGTTTGAAGAAATCGGAAATGAAGTAAAAGAGCAATTGCTAAAAGATTTTGATAAAATATTAACAAATGATTTGGAAGGATTGAAAAATATATTATCCAAAGCCGTAATGAGTAAAAGTCAGGACATATTAAAAAATTCTTCAAATGAATTTCAGGATATCATAAATAAAGATTTCAACGGGAGTATATTCGGTTCAATTCTGGCTGATGCGATATTGCCGAATATAACCAATGCAAACAATAGCTCAACAAGTCCCTCAAGAGATTTCAATCCGTCATCGGCACAACGCTTTTTAGATATGGCTAAGTCTCTTGCGAAAAGTCAGAGCCGTAACGGCTAATTATAGTAAATTTGTCATTCCATGATAAAAAATTTCTCCTAAATTTTTTCCATAGGATGACACCGATTAATAATCATGAGGTTATTCGTATGGTCTTGATAAGAATGCTTCAAACAAGAAAGGGTACTGAAGACGGCTTTGTTGTAAAGCAGTTTTATGCCGGTACTGTTTATAGGGTAAGGGAAAATCTTGCCAGAACGTTTTTTGCAGCAGGATACGCTGAAAAAGTTAGATAATAATCATATAATTTCGGAGAAGAACATGAGTAATAAACCGGTATTGGAGCTGCATACGGCTCCGGCAATAGAACCCCTAACCCTAACGGAAGTAAAGACTTATTTGAAGGTGAATACAAGCGATGATGATGCTTTAATAACCAATCTTATAATTACGGTAAGACAGGCAACGGAGAAATTCTTAAAAGTATCACTGATTAGCCAAAGCCGGAAAATATCCTACGACAAATACTGTCCGTCAGTTGTTAAACTGGCTATGGGACCCGTGCAGTCAATTACATCAGTAACCGCAGTGCAAAGGGACGAGTCAACATCGGTTATAAGTACAAATGCATATTATTTGAGTGCGGGAAAGCGGAAGCTTATTTTTGATGCCAATGTCGTAAGCCATAGGGTCGAAATAATATATGTTGCAGGTTATGGGGATTTAGCCGATGACGTGCCTAACCCGATAAAGCAGGGAATGCTCTCACACATACTTGCGATATATGACGGCAGAGCCGGAGCAAATGTTATTCCCCCGCAATCACAAACCCTTTACGCACCTTATAAATTTCTAAGTATTTAGGGGGAAATATGAAAAAAAATAATGGTGATATAGCATCGCAGATGAGGCATGTAATTACATTTCAAAGCCAAGTGCTAACTACGGATAACGCAGGCGGTAATACCGTTGGCTGGACTGATTTTATGTCTGTTTGGGCAAAAATCGAGGATATATCTAAATCGGGCGGTCGCAATTTAGGTGCGGAAAAGAACTTTTCAGGACAATTAAACGATACACGCTCTTACAGGATAACCGTACGATACATAGGCGGAGTTACTACGGATATGAGGGTTTTGTTCGATAGCCGTGCTTTTAATATTAGAAGCATTATTAATGTGAATGAAAGAAATGAAATATTGCAGATATTCGCTGAGGAGGGAGTGACGCTATGACGGTCGATTGTTTATGGGAATTACAAAAAGCGGTTTATACGGCTTTAGATAACGATGCTACTATATCGGCTATTGTTAACGGTGTTTATAGCCATGTTGTGCAAGGTACGTCATATCCGTATATAAAGATAAATATATCGGAGGCGGTTGATTGGTCTACAAAAACAACTATCGGAATAAAAGCCCGTTTATCTTTAGAAACCTATTCAAAGGAGAGGGGAAATAAAGAAACCAATGATATTTTAACTCAGATAAAGCAGGTTTTAGACGGAGCTACGCTAGCAATGACAGGCTGTACAATGATAAGCGGCAGGTATGTTTTTAGTAACTCCGAACTAATGGCTGACGGCTTAACATGGAAAGGAAATATAGCTTTTGATTTTTTAGTTCAAGAAGATTAATACAAAGAGGAACCTATGGCAGCTCAAAAAGGCGATGATGTTATTTTAAAGGTTGGCAACGGAGCAACCCCGACAGAAGTTTTTACTGAAATCGGCGGATTGATTAATACCGACTTTATATTATATAACAAAATAATTGAAGCAAATAACCTTATATCAGGTCAATATCGTAAAATTAACGGTCAAACTGGCGTGAGAAGTCTTGTGGTTAAAGGAAGCGGTTATTTTACCGATAGCTCGTCAGAGGAGTTAATGCGTGGATATGCGTTTTCAGGTTCTAGTAATAACTATGAGCTGCATTTCGGTAACGGTGATTATATTTCATGTGCCTTTGTAGTATCAAATTATGAAAGGAAGGGAACGCTTGGCAGGCAAGAAGATTTTGCCGTTGTTCTTGAAAGCGATGGTAGCATTAACTTTACAAATGGGGCGTGATATTGTATAATACCTTTTTTAGAACGTGTTTTTTCGCTTAGGTTTAAGAGTAACTTGTAATATAATGTTAATATAGTTATGTTAATCTCTTAATGAAAATTCTAATAATGGGGTACTAATATTATGTCAATCGTAGAAAATATGAGCAAACATAGTGACGATATTGAATCGGAAGTTCAAAACATGCAGGAAAAAATGGCTCTGTGTGAAAGCGGTTTAAAAATGCTCAATGCATCACAGGAAATGGCAATGTCAGAGGAGATGATGGGATTGATGGAAATAATCGGTGACCCTGAAATTCCTGAAAAAGAAAGGGTTATATTGGCTCGTTATATGGGCGAGATGATGAAAGATGACCCCACGGAAGGGCTGGAGAAATATGCACAATACCTCGAAGGAGTGGCACAAGATCCCAAATACGCAGCAAGAAAGGATTATTACATCACTGTAGCCAAGGCATCAAGAGAGGTTAATAATTCACAAGTGTATAAGGATTATATAGTTGTTTATAATGAGTTTGAAAATGATGATTCGCCCGAAGCTGCCGAGGCAAGAAAGGCAACCGAACAAATGCAAAACAAGATGAAGCAGTGGTCGGAAGGTAATTAATAATAAATATAAGTTTTAGTTCTAGGAGAGCTTTGTATGTGGATAAAAAATGACGCGATAATAGCTAAGGACAAACCTCTTGAAACAGGTGGCGGTAGCTCTATTAAAGTAAATCCTGAAATTTTATCAGGTGGTTTAGGTGGCGATTCTACAAAAAGCGTACTATCTACTAAAACAACCGAGAGTAAGGCTGCTCCGGTGAAAACTGATGCATCTTCTTCAAAATTGAGTGGTGGAACAGGAGCCGGGAATATACCTAATGCCGCATCTTTGGATACGACTTTGGATACGGCTCAAGTTGGCGGTAAAGGAAGTGGTAAGGATGATGACACAAAAGTTGCTTCGGCTCCTTCCGTTAGTGATTCTGATGCCGATAGGCTTGCAAAATTACAGTCACAAAAAGCTATTGCTAAAGAAGAGGCGGATATTGAGAGTCTTTTGCTGAAAAAAGCAAATGCCAAGAAAGGGCAGGAGCAGTTGGATAAGGCAGGAAAAGCGGATGCTACCGATGTTGCACAAAATCTGGGTAGTTCGGGAATTAATTTGGGGATTGGTGTTTCAGTCTTTATGTTGGCAGCTCTTATTCCGCCACTGGGCATACCGCTTACCATTGCTGCTGCGGGATTTCTGGCTAAGGGAAGTTTTCAGGGTATTCAAGGTATTTCCGGAGTTGCCGAAGTTGTTGGTGATTCTATAGAAGGTGCTGCCAAATCAGCCGGTAAAACCGCCGAATCTTTGGGTAAGGCTGCCGGTTCAACGGGTAAGGCTGTGGGGCGGGGTGCTTCTGCCGTTGGAAGTGGTGTTTCAGGTGCTGCCAGAGCCACCGGTAGGGCTGCCGGTGCAACAAAAGATGCTGCCGGGAATGTGTATAATAGGGCAACCGGGAGAAATGCTCCTGATGACAGGGCAATTCGTGAGATAAGAAGCAGGGTTGATGGAGACGAAAGAGAAGGCGCGATAGAAGCAAGGGATTATTTAAAATCATCGGAAAAATTGGCTAAGTCGAAAGAACTTAAGAATCTGACAAATCTATTAAACGGGAATGATAAGTTTTTTAAAAGTAATCCGATACCTGAAGATGTAAGAAAAAATCTGAAAGAAGAATTAAATAAGACATTAGAGCAAAACCCTGAAAGCGGACTTAAGGAATTTGCGGAAAAGTTTGAAAAGGAAGCAAAAAAACCTAATAATAAAAGAACGAATAATTATTATCAAAAGGTGGCAGGAGCTGCAAGAAAGCTTGGTGATAGTGAAATATATAAAACTTACTCGAGTAAGAAACAAAAATTTGATAAAAGTGGAACTGCCGAAGATAAAGAAACTATACAAAATTATCAGAAAGCTGCACAGGAATATGGTAAGAATATCAAAGTAAAGTATAGAGAAGCAGGTTTGAACGGTGGAAGAGGTAATGAACAAGATGATAATAATTCTAAAGCGTCGACAAAAAACAAAGAAAGTAATAGCTATGATGACGTCATAAACAATCCTAAAAAATTTGCAGAGATGTTTAGACAAAATCCTGCAGACTTTCGGAGATTTATTGAGACTGATCAATTTAACGCTGCTAATATTGTGAGCCAAACTACTCTGACTGATGAAGAGATTAGACAATCCGGTGTTTCAGAGGATGCATTCAATAAGTTTAAAGAGGCGAGAGGAGAAAAAGAAAAAGTCGATGAAGCTATTGAAAGAGGAGCTTCTCGTGGTGCTAGTGAACAAGGGGAAAAACAAGGGAAAAGCCCTAAGGAGGAGGCAAAGCAACAACAGCAGACTGATGTGGGGACGGCAAATAAAAACTCCAGTGAATTAAATTTTGAAGAAACTTTTGTTCAGAAAACTCCTCCAGAAGATTTTGAGGCGGTTAAAGAACAGAAGAAAAAGGAACAAAATGAATATGAAAATGACGATAATATATCGGATATTACCTCTAATTCTAAAAATACCGCTAATAAAGTAGCACGCGAGACAAGAGATATACCGGGAAAAGAAGCTTCACAAGCTGCGGCGAATGCTGCAAATAGCATAGAAAATGTGAAGCCTAGTGTAGGACAAGGGAACAAGGCAGGTAATACGCCTCCTTCTCAATCGGTTCAATCTCAATCTAGTGGGAATAGTCAGACTCGTTAGTTGAAATAAGTCGTCGCAGTCTAATTATCTAAACTTATGATTTTCTAAAAAAGTCGGTATTATCGGTGCAAAATCTCCCACATTATGGGGTTACATTGTTAATACGCTGCCGTGTTGACTATGAAGCGATTGCCACGTCGCCTTCGGCGACTCGCAATGACGCAGATTATAGAAACCGTCATTCCTGCGAAAGCCGGAATCTAAGCATCACAAAGAAGTACGCACAAAGTGTGTGCATTATTTTTAAGCTTGGATACTATGGTCAAGCCATAGTATGACGAAATATCAGATGCAAAAACCAAGTTCGGCATTGCAAATTTATCTATTTCGAATAATACTTTAAATAAGTCGATTAATATTGTATTATTGTTTAAGGAATGTCCCATTAATTGGTTTTTTATAATTTTTTATCAACCTGAACCATGTGCTGAACTTGATTCAGTATTGTTTCAGGTTCTCTTGTAAAAAATAAAAGATGCTGAAATAAATTCAGCATGACAACTATTTTTAATACAAAAACCAATTAATGGGACATTCCGATTATTTATGTTAATAATATTTTATATGAAAACGTGACAGAGATATTAAAAACACCTTTTTCGCAATCTTATTATAAAAAAGACGGGTGGTTTGAGAGCATTGTAAGCCATTATGGTGAAAAACAAGGCAGGTTGGCTGTTGAGGTAATGCAGCTACCGATATCTTTGCTTACAGAGTCAATGTATGATGTAGTGGAGATATACGGAGATTTTCCTGAAATCGTGTATAAAGCACTAGGACAAACAATTGATCCCCTATTTGAGCCTGAAGAATATCAAGAAAAAGTTTATAATGTATTATATGACGCAGGCATAAAAGAAAATAGACCGCTATTAGTCAAATATGCTGACGGGCTGCTGAATATAAGGCTTTTGTTCCAAAAAGACCGCAGCTTTTATAATAACAAGTTTCCTGAAGAAATAATGGAAGTGGGCTACGAAGAATTTGCGGAAGTAATTAGCGACATTACCAAAATTCATGTTAATCAGTTTAGGAAAATAATAGCCGGCAGGACTGAATAATTATAGTGGAATCGATATTAAAAAAGTTAGGAAACTTTTTTAATATCGAAAAGTTTTCCTAAACTTTTCGAATTGGA